TGCGACCCACCAAATATGTATATCCTATTGTTCAAATATACTTGGTTCAGCAGCTTTAGTCGTCATATCATCTGCTGACTTGTTTTTTGCGAATTTATATTTGCTCGCATTGTTTGAATTTTTGCCTGTTTAGTTTGTTGCCTATTTTGTGCCTTTTCAACATTGCAATATAATTTATCCAAATGTTTATTACGGAGCCGTCTTTTTGATTTGTGGACTATACTCCACAACGCACCCCAATGAGCGTGTTCGCTTTGATTGAATAAATTTTGCATCTGATGTTTAATTTTGAGTAGCAATATCAAGTCATCAATACACTTGTGCTTTTCTAAGTCCTTTAGCGTCAAACCTCGTGACTTAAGCCAATAGCCTATTAATTGTTGTTGTTCTTGATCTTGCCCGTTCATAGTTTTATTATAATGCCTATTATGTGTTTTGTCAACCAATTTCTGATAATTAAGTATACACAATTCCTTGTGCGGCGGGTTGTTTTGATTGCTAGGCAACCCGTCATTTAATTTCCAAATTTTACTAATTTTAAAAAGTGTGTTGCACTGTTGTATTTGGTATCTTCTTCCATGTCAATCCAATATGTATCAATAACCTTAATTAACTGAGCATCACTTTTACCTTCACGGTCTAGTTGAGCAACAATATCTTGTACAAGATTATTATGTCGCAGTACATCTGCTTGATATAGTTTATAACTAGGATTTGATCTACGCCCAGCATGATTCTTTGTTAATTGTTTCACATGCCACGCTTGTGTTTGTTTACTGTCAACACCTGTTTTAGGCAGTTTGTTTTTGTGATGATACTGCGGTACTGCATTATAGAACAATTGAAATTCTTCAATTAGATCAAGCATTTGTTGTCTGCATAATTCACTTTGATGTATTTGATTGTGTGCTACACCGCCGCGATTTATACTTGAGAATGGTTTTAGTTTTACTGTAAATTTTTGCATTATTGCCTCCAATTGTATTTACACATTTTGCTAAAAAACCGTGTATTTGCGGTGGTTTTTTAACAGTTTTGCGGAATTGAAGTCAACACTTCGTCTGTCCGCACTGTTAATATTATTATAGCATCTAATCTACAAAAGTCAACCAAAAAAATCCCCCAGTGGAGTCTGAAAACACTGAGGGATAATAGAGTGGTCCAACCAAAGTTCCACTCGTATATTTTATTTATGATGTTGCTATTGTGGCTCCTAGTGCAACTACTTTCCAATTACTGCCATCATACACAGCAAGGCACTTTGCTCCAGCATTACCGTTGCTACAGTAGGCTATTTGGCCTTCTACACCTGTTAGTGCATTTAGTTGTGCTACAGTTCGCGGTGTAAGTTCTAGTATGTTGTTTATTTTTACAACAGTTGTATTTGGATTCATTGTAATGTTATTGCCACTGCTTGATTGTAGTGCGTCTGGTAGTTTTGTGTTTACTATCAAACCATTACTGTCTAGTGCGGCAATGCCACTTGCACTGTCAAAACTTGCAGTTATACCATTTATTTGATCAAACGCACTTTTTATGTTAGCTCTTGCATCTGCAGGACTATCTGTTGCAGCATCTACATTTGTTGTTACTATTGTTACGCCTGTTGGGAACGCAGCCATTTACTTCTCCTCTTTAACTTTGATTATTGACTTGGACATAACCTACATAGGTACCATTCCAATTTTCAATAACGAATAAACTTGTTTTGGTTGTATTGATTGTATAACTTGTAAGTAAACCTACATAGTCTGCAGGAAATGTAACTGCTATGTCACCACTGTGTGTATTAGTAACTTTCATACTGATTCTTTGACCAATAGCCATATCCTGTGGTGGATATTGTATTTGTAATCCGCCACTTTGGCTTGCAGTAAAATCAATCCATTCACCATTGTCACCATCTGGTGTAAATCCTGTGCCACTAGTTGTGTTGTATGCAAGTCTATCAAATTCTTGTTTTTTAACTTTTACTGTGTTACTACCAAAACCAGCTCTAATAGTTAAGTCACCACCACAGTTTATGAATCCAGCACCATCTGGTGTAATTCTTACTTCGTCACCTTGCATGTCCATTGTTTGAACTGCACTGTTTGTGCCATCTTTTATGGTGTCAAATCTTAACTTAGTGCCTCTATTGCCTGTTCTTTGTGGTGTAGTTGTTTCGCCCATAATACGAAAGTTTGCACTACTTGGCAGAGCATAGTTAGTTCCACTACCATCATCATCTAAACCTGCAAAAGCCTGAAAACTTATCAGTCTTGCACCTGATTTTACTGCTACTTCGCTACCTGGTGTGCCACCTTGCACACGCCCTGCAATAGTTGGATTTGTGAAGTTGCCACCGCCAATTGACTTAGGAAATGAACCATTTGAATGTTCATCTAAGAACAAGAAAGCCCATCTTTCTTCTGCACCACTTATTGTAGCACTTGTAAGAGGATAGTTTGGTGATAAGAATGTTTCATCACCCATTGATATTTTTCTATCATCTGATGTGTTTGGTTTGATGTTTATTCTAGAGTTGACAATGTCAAGTTGCCCTGCACTGTCCGTTAAATCTGTGCCATTAAGATTACCGTCAAAGGCTGCAGTATTGGCTTCTACATCAAATTGTCCACTAGTACTATTGAATACAAGTATATGGTCATTGGTAGGGCTCGCAGGTATATTGAACACATCAATTATTGAATTTTGATTTGTAATAGTTTTGTTTATATCTACCCGTGCACCACTAATACTGTCTGCATCTGCATCAGTTGTTGTAGTAGCCGCTTTATTTCCACTTGGCCATGTTGGCATTACTTACGCTTCCCGCCTCTTTTGCCGCCTTTTTTCTTTTTCATTTTCTTTTTGTGTTTTTCACCATAATGCATTTTATTTTCCTAATATTCTTTTTGCCCAAGTTAACCCTGCGTCGCCACCCCAGCCTAAGTATGCTTGTGTGCCTGCAGTGTTAGATCCTGGCTTGTAGTATGTTTTTGCCCTGCTTAGGTAACTGTATGTTCTTTTTACTGTTTCTAAACTGACACTTTCGCCTTTTCTAAATTGATTTGCTCTTGCAAGTCCTACAGGTGTCATACCTTTGCGACTTTTAGGAGCGGCATCTCTAAGTTTAAGAGCCCTTTTTGCATTTGTGCTCATTGCTTGTGTTGGTTTATATGCCATTAACTTAACTTCTTCTTTATCCATAACACTATTGCAAACAATACCAATCCATAAACAGTTGCTATACCTACATCAACTAGGTGTTCACGCATGTTGTATATAAATTGTATTCCTGCTTCTGCGTCACTCATTATACCATCTTATCTATTACTACTGTGAGTAATGTTGCCAATACTCCTGTAAGGATCATCCAAATTCTACCATCAAGTTTGTCAACTTTTTTCTCTAAGTCTTTGATACTGTCGTTCATCTGCTTCATTTGAGTGTCTCTCAAGTTAATTAATTCTGTTTCTAATCTTATAAGACGCTCTTCGTCTGTCATTGACTTGATCCTTTACAATATTTAGCTGGCTATAATATTACCATTTGAGTCAGCACTTACGGCTGGATAGCCTATCAGTGTTACTGTGGCAGTTGTTGCCGCGGCTACTTTGCCCCATGTGTCTAAATTAAAGTTTGTAACTTTAGGAGCACCTACAGTTGTATCTGTAAGTATGACTTGTTGGTTTGCTGGTGCGTGTGCAGTTACACCTTGTACTTGTCCATAACTACGCCTAATTGGCAATGTTGTTTCAGTTGCACCTATGCTTAGTGCTACAAAAGTTTCACTTATAGGATCTGTAAAAAATTCACTTTCTAAACTTAACAGTTGTGCAGTTGCACTGCCATTTGCTACTGTTACTTTTGTTTTTACAAATCGTGCAGTTGCTACGCCTGGTGTTATTTCTGTAAAGTTAGTAGGATCAGCCGCTGGTGATGTAAGCAGTTTTACTGTTACTGTTCCAATTGCATCTACAAATACTGTTGGATAAAATGTAACATCACTACCAAAGTCAAATGCGGCACTGGTGTGTACTAAATCTGCAAAACCTGTGCTACCATTTATAGTAGTGCCATTACCTGTCCACTCTAACAAGTCAGCCCATGTAACAGTATCGTCTGCTAAGTCCTGCCAATCATATGTTCTTGTGCTTACTAATGCCATTTGTTTTCCTTAGAATGTAGTATTCTGTACTGCACTATACTGACTAGCAGGTGCAGTAAATGTAGTTGTAGCAGTTGGTAATCTATCACCATTATCAAGCCTTGCATTTACTCTTATAATGTGATCACTGCCATCTAAATCAATACCAACAAACTGTTCATAAAATCCACCTACTTTTGTTTTTTGCCCTGGCTGAAAACTTCCTGCTGGTAAAAATTGATTGTCTTTGTTACTAAAGTTTTCTACAGTTACTTCATATATTTGATCTGCTAATATATCTGCAATAACTATTTTTACAATAATAATCATTCTTGGATTTTTTGGATTATCTCTTACAGCTCTTGTTGCTATGCTATTAATGTTAAAGTCTGCCGTACTTACAATAGGTGAATTAACTGGTATCGTTGGTTCATTTGGTGTGGCTGGTGGTGCTACTATACTATCCCAAGTTCCGTCTTCGTTTGGTGCATAGTATTTTGTTTCTGCAATGTTGTCAACATATTTTAATTGATTACTACTACCTTGTATTGTGCTGGTTTCACTAAACACATAGTTTGCTGGTATATGTTCTTGTGCAGTTAAACTTACTGTGTAGTCTGCATTTATTTTTATTGTTTTTATTCTAAAATTTGCTTGAATGGCAAGTGGATCATAATCAACATTAATAATATCATTTACTTCTGCTTCGTGTAATTCAGCAGTAGCATCAAAGGCAATATTTTTCCTATCACGCGATTGTGTAAGTATAATGTGTGCCAAATCTGAGGCAATGTGCTTACTAATAATATGATTAAATGCTAGTTCCTTTGTTAGACGGCGTCCATTATCTTGTCCAAGGTACAGTATGTCTGGACCACTGCTTAGTTCTGGATAAATTACTTCGTTTGTTTTCCATTCATTAGTTGGATCAACATAAGTTATTTTAACTTGATTAAAATGTTCTCTTGTTCCGTTACCTTGTATTTTCATACCACCAACAATATGTTTCATACTAACTTTGTTGTCTGTTGTTCCTGGTATTGCCAATATTGCAGGTGATGGATTTTGACTGTCTGTTTCGTGTCCTGTATCTTGCACTTTTAGTTTAAATCTTCCCTGCACATAAGGTATGCCACTACGACAATTTGCTAGAAATAATTTAACATTGTCTAACAAACTACGCCCTGTGTCTATAACTGCGTCACAAGTTAACACTCGTCCTTTAACACCTGTGTTGTAAGTAACAATTTGTGCAAATTTTGCTCTTGCAGTTGAAAAACTTGCAAAGTCTATTCTATCGTTTGGTAAGCCTCTACCATATCTTGGATTACGCAAGTAGTCTGCTAAACAATCTGCAGGATTATTACTAAATCCTATTCCAGTTTCGTTTTCGTATGCAGTTGCATGAGTGTTGTTTAAGCCTGCCATGCTTTTAACTTTTTTACCACGCATTACTACCTGCACTCTTGGAATACCACTATACGGATTTGCATCAGCATCATCTTGGTTGCTTATTTTCTTCCATTCAAATCTACAGGCAATATAAGCAATGCCACTAAGTGTGCAACTACTATCCCAACCAGGTGCTTCGCCTGTCATAAAGATATTTGCGGCAGTTTGATTATCTGTGCCTGTTTTTATTTCAAATCTAAATCTGTCATTGAATCTTGAATCTGTGCTAATTACATCATTGATGTATATGTCTTGTATACTTTCAACTTCGCCTTCACTGAGTACTAACACCATATACAAGAATTTGTTTCTGGATCCGCCACTACTCAAGTAAACAACTTTACCACCAACTTTTCTTGTACCATATACTACTGGTATACTTTCAAGTGTACCTACTTTGTTTAGTTGTATACCATCATTTACTGCTTGTGCATTTTGTGTAACATTATAATCAGGAGTATCAAACATACCTCCCATTAAGTCTGGTGCTAACAAAGCCGCGGCTAAACCAACTGCGGCACCAATTGCCGCTGCAGTTAGTACACTTGCGGCAATAAATCCTGCGGCAGCTGCTCCTGCTCCAATAAGTGCTCCAATACCAATAGCAACAAGAGGACCAGCGTGTGCTGGACTAGTGTATAGTATAGTGCTTAATAATGTTAGAAATAATACGGTTAATTTTTTCACTGTGCTAATACCTTATATGAGTCTGTGCCAGTTCTGTCAAATCCAAGACCTTTTAACGCAATGCCAAACTTACCTTTATATTGTCCACCATCAGCAATATTTATATCTACTGATTTGTTGTCAAGTGCCCAATCTGTTTGTAGTTGGATCATTTCATTAAACATACCATTGGATCTGTGTGCTGGATCAATGTAATTGTATGCAACAGTACATCTTACTTGCGGACTGTAATGTAATGGACATAAGAATGCCCCACTATAACCAACTATATTAGTACAACAATCTTCACACTCTGCTACTAAAACATTAATAAAAGGTGATATTATGCCAGCTTTTATTTGATCAAAACAATAATTATAATCAAACTGTGTGTGTTCACCAAACCAATGTTCTTTGTGATATATTTCACTTAGCCTTGTTAGGTGTCTTAAATCGTGTTCATTTGCAGTTCTGATCATGGTGCTGGCTTTCCCCAAAGTATGTTGTCTAATGTCAATGCACTAAACTTCATTCCATTATCACTTGGAAAAAATCCTTTTTGACTTGTTTCATTTGTTCTTCTACCATTGTTTTTTTCAAATTCATAAAACACACTTGCACTTGTAACAATTACTGTTGATGTTTCGCCTGTTTCATTAACTGTAAAACTTTGTATCTCACCATCAAACATCATAACAGGATTATCAATAATTCCCAGTTGGTCATTTAAGAACACTCTGTAAATTACAACTCGTTTGTCTACATATGCATTGTTCAAAAATAAATCTGTAAATGTATTACTTGTGCCACTTAAACTTATATTGATTTGATTTACTTTTGCTTCACCTGTTTCTTGCACTAGGTCAAAACTTAACAGTTTACCATTAGATGCATAACTGCCTGAACTACCGCCTGTAGGTGTTGTAGCAACAAGTCCTATTTGTGCATTTGTTAATTTTTGTACTGGATCAAAATGTAGTTCAACTAAGTCTGCAAACGCTATGGCGTTTTTTGCTATTTCAGTTTTAATTGCACTGGGTAAATCTCTTGGCATTAGATTGCCTCACGCATGTCTAATTCATATCGCACTAAGTTTGCAAGTCCTGTGCTAAACTCTTGCACAGGATTGTCTAAAAACACAGTAAACGGAACATCTTTGTAGTCTAAGTCTTTGTCTGCGGCTACAGCATTAAGCAATCCTGGTTCTATATTCATTGTAGCAGTTCCACTGCTAAAATTTACATCAGCAGTTACCATATAAACTTTTGTAAATCCTTCAAATCTTACAAAATCACCTGCCTTAAGTGCTCCTGATAAATTTGCAACTGACCCTACACTACTTTTAAGTTCAATAACTGTTGCCCCTACTGATTCTGAGTTAACAAGTTCTACTAATTGGGTTGTTAGTGCACCGTTTGTTGTGCTAAATTCTGGTAAAATCACTTCAAAATCTGTAACTGCACCTTTTTGTTTCATAATGTGTGCCGCTATTGGCCCGTATTGTGCTCTTGTCAATGGCGGATATACAGCAGTAAAACTAAAGTACTGTGCTTGTTGTGTTTTTACTTGTTTTCTACCACTTGTGCTTATTGTAACAAGGGTTGGTTGATTGTTTTGTATAGTAACGCTTTGAAACGCTGGGCTTGTTGGTAATTGATCTGGCATTATACCATACTCCTCTGTCCGTTCTGTTGTGTTGCTTCACGGATTATGTTTGTTATTGTGCCTCTTCGTGAAGTAAGTATTTCATCCATGCCTTGTGCATTTACTGTATTAATGTTGAAGTTAACAGTTACTGGTTTGCCACCACCGCCTATATTACCATTTGGTATAACTGTTCCTGTTTGGTTTGGCATAAACAATTCTGGACCTTGTTCACCAACCATATACGGTGTACCACTTTGTACAAGTCCACCTGTTTGTCTACCTTGATATTGCTGACTTGCTATTGCGGCTATTTGGAATGCACCAGCGGCTCCAATTACACCAGCAGCTGCTATATTAAGCGGAAATGGTATTAGAGGATTACCAAGTACATTTGCTATAGCACTTGCAGTGCTTATAAGTGCGTTTGCTAGTTGGAATGCTTTATATGCCTCAAATGCTTTTTTATTTTGACCAGCTGCTAATCTAAGAACTTCTTCACCACCTTGTTTAGTAAACTTTACTATTTCTTCAGTTGATAATTGAGTTAGATCAATCTTAGCCATTTGGCCTGATTTGAGTAAGTCAACTTGTTTTGATACATTGGCACTAGAAATGGCATCCATCTTCTTTTGGTGTGCTACTTCTAATTTTTCTGTTAAATTTTTATGTTTGGCGTCTGAAATTTGTTTGGCGTTATAGAAGTCGTTCAGTATGGCTAATCTTTTATCAAAATTGAACTTTTCAAGTTCTGATTCACTCATTAAACTTTGTTCAAGTTGTTCAAACTTCTTTTTTAATTTTTCTGCTTGTTTCTTTAATTCTTTGTCACTTAAGCCACTTGTATCTATAGGACCTTTATCTGTGCTAGTAGTAGTTTGTCCTGATGCACCTTTAACAAAGTCTGGCACACCCATTCTTAATACTCTTGCTCTTGATTCAATGTTCTTAATACTTTCTTCTATAATGCCATTGTTTTTCTTTTCTTGATTACCTATCTGTTTTAGTATAATACCTTGTTCGTCAAGTAGTCCATTTGCAAAACCAAGTTGTTTTAATCCATTTTCAAGAAGATTTGGATCAAACTTTATAAGTGGTAACGGTTCTTTACCTGCTAGTCCTCTTATTTTGTTAATAACTTGTATAGTTAAATTTTGTGCTTCTAATAGTCCTGTAAAAAACGCATCAAATATTCTAGCAATATCTTTTAGCAAGGCTGATACTGCAATTAAAATAAGTTTTGCACTTCTACCAATTAAGAAAAATCCAATTATACCAAGTTGTTGCACACCTGGTGGCAATGCGTTAAAGAATGAAATTAAATTATTGATTCCTATTTTCACTACTTCAAATATTGGGTCAACAATAGGCTTCAATGCTTTTACACCTTTTAGGATACTTGCAGTTGTATCTAAGAATGCAAGTTCAATACTTTTTTGTAATTCTAACAAGTCCTTTTTAGGCAATATTGCTTCAAAGGCTTTTCCTATTTCTTCAATAACACTACTTGAACCAGCCGCAATACCACTTAACACTGCGCCAAAGCCTGCTTGGTTAAGTGTTTTTGTAGTAACTAATATTGTGTTGTTAAGTGCCGTAAATGCATCTTCAATAGTTGGTGGTATTTGTTTAAATTCTTCTGCAATCTTTGGTGCTTCTCTTTGCAGTGCTTCTAAAACAACGGCAGTTGTAAGTTTACCTTCTGTGCCAAGTTCTCTTAGTTGTCCAATTGTTACACCTAAGCCATTTGCTATTGCTCTTGCTAATCTTGGTGTTTGTTCTAACACACTACGCAATTCATCACCACGCAATGCACCAGAGGCCAAACCTTGACCTAACTGTATAATGGCTGCATTTGCTTCTTGAGCACTTGCACCACTTACTTTAATTGCTTGGTTAATGGCAACTGTTGCCGTTGCAAGTTCATCAGCAGTTATGGCACTATCTCGTGTACTACGGGCCAATCTTGCATACAAATCTGTAGTTTGTTCTAAACTACCACGAGTTTGTGCAGTTATTTGAGTTATTCGTTGTTGTGCTCTTGCAAACGCTTCACCACCACCTGTGGCAACTTTAAGTCTAGCATTTATGTTTTGAAATGTATCTGCTAATCTAGCCAAACTTCTAACAGTTGCTATACTGGCTATGGCACCTAGTGCGGCAGTGGCCCTGTCAATACCTCTGTTAAACTGTCTAGTATCTAAATTTAGTTTAACGGTTTGTTCCATGGCGTTTCGCCTCCTCTGCTTCTAGTTTAAAATGTGCAAGCCATATATAAACTTCTGCTTTGCTCATCTGCCCAATTTCTTCTAGGCTTTTACTTAGTTTGTGACCCAGAAAACACATAATGCGTAAATCTGGATCTTGCCTTAGTTTTTTACAGTTTCGCCTACATCGTAGTCATCGTCAACTGTATTTAACTGTGTTGCAATCTTCACTAGAATCTCAGGATCTACTTGATTAAGCAATATGATCCTTTCTGCAGGTTTAAACATCTTTGTGCCGTCTTGGTGTAATGACTTTACAATAATAGTTTCTACTAATGCTTCAACTACTTTACCTTGTTGGTGTAATTGCATAATTGCACTTTGGTCTTTAAATGCACTTTTTTCTTTGTAGTAGATTGTGGTGTCCCATTCTTCTACATGTAATTCTTTTAAATTGCTTTCAACACTTTTAAAGTGTTCAATTGCTTTGTCTAATACTGGATTGCTAATCATTTTATTTTGTTCCTTGCTCTTAATCTTTCAAATGTAGGTTTTGTCATACCTTCTGGTGCTTGTTTACTACTTCCTTTATCTAAGAAAGTAATATAGTTAACACGGTTTTGCACAATATTACCCAAATTCCTGCGTAATATTCTCCAGCCCCGTCTGGCATTGCCTGTTTTAAATGGTGTTCTTCTTTTAACACCAAGAAAAATGTCGTTGGTTAATTCACTTAACTGTTTTTTCTCTAGTCTTTGTAAAAAAGGTTTGAGTTTATTACCAACGACATTGATTTTGATCATAATATCTTACGAAGTTCCGTAAGTTAGTGCGCCTGTTCCTTGGAATGTAACACTACCTGTTACAATACCATCAAAACTTCCTGTAATACTTAAACCAGTAATTACAACATCACCTGTGATCTTTGTGTTACCACCTGCAGTACCTTCTGGAAATAGTAATAATCCACCTACAGTTCTGTCAGTGCCAAAATCTAATCTGTCAATGCCAGTGTATTGTGGTACACCACTTTGGTCGCCTTCTAAATTAAAATCTGCACTTCCACTAAAACTGTTTAGTGTTGGTACAAAACTTCTTGCAAAACCTGCCCCCATTGCGGTTGTTTCTGCAGTGTCTTGTGTTGTATCAATTGTGTAACTAGTAAGTTCAAGTAATGTTACAGGTGTTGATCCACCTGCATCACCAATTTGTAATATACCTGACTTACCTACGAGTGTGTTAGCCATTATCGTTCTCCTCTAAAATTGTTGGCTGCTCTTTAACAGTTGCTTCAACTGTCATTGCAATATCTTTTTTCTTGGAAGGGCTTTTTTTGGAATCAACTTCTGCATGAGTCCATCCTTGATCAAGATAACTTTTTATTTTTTTATCAGACCATGATGTAGCATCATGTATCCATTTGCCGTCTGTAATTTTCATTACGCCGCTCCTCTTATATAGATATATTCAACCTCAAAGGTAAGCGTGATTAAGCCAAATCTTGAGTCTATGGCTTCATCTATTGCTAACTCTGTTAACCTTGTATCTAGTGCAAACCCACCCCGTGTAATATCTGCAACGAGAGCTTCTTCAACTCTTTCTGCAATATCATTACGCTGGCGGTCAATGTCTGTACCAGTAACAAAACAATCGCAAACAACATTAAAAATGCTCCTGCGACTACCACTGTTGCCACCCATAGTAAATTCAGTCCTGCTTTCGTCGCCGCTTTTGACAACAACTGCAGGAAATTGTGTTCTACCCAATTTCTCAACTTCAATTACCTCTCGTGTAACAAATACAGGTTTAGGGTCGTTAGCATCAGTAAGTATAGACACTACATTATTTGTAATATCGTTACGCTTACTCATCTAACTAACCTTTGTGATGGTTGTAGTTCTCTTTCACTTTCATCATAAGTTCCGTCATCATTCCAATCATAAAACAATTCACGCTTTGCTAGATCAAATTCATCAAAGAAGGCTCTACTATAGAATTCAATTTGTGTTTGAAAACTATCACCTTCTACTGCCCACTGTGTTAACTGTGGAAGTATGTATTTGTACAAACTATAGTAAACTGCACTACGAGTGAGTTGACTTTCTTTCACTTTGCTTGGTTCATAATCACCACTGCTTACTCGCAGTGTTGGAAACCACTCAATGCGTAGGAGCCTATGAATGTCTGCTTCAGTCTTAGTGATAAATTCATTGAAGTCTTGTATTCCAAAGTTATGTAAATCTGGAAAGTATTCTACGATATTATCTTCTGTGAATATAGCCATTCTGTTCTCCTTTAAAGGGGTGTAGCATTACACTACACCCTAAACTTAGTATGAATTATGATGCGTCAACAATTAGAACTGAACGACTTGCGTCAACTAATATAGCACCTTGTGCCATACTTGCTACTACATCAAAACCAACTGCTTCTGGACGACGAGCAACTTCAACATTTACTCCACCTTGTGCAGCCATTCTCATTGAATCTTGTGAGAAGATTGCCATTGCTGGGTTAAGTGTTGTACCTAAGGTAGTGTTGTTTAAGTATGAACTTACATAACACTCAACGCCTGCAATGTTTCCAAAGAAACCATTACGCATTGCTGTGTTCTGGAATTCACCACCTGCAAAACTGTTTGATCCAATTGCACTTAATAGGTTTGCATATTGGTTAGTTGATACGATACCGTATAACTTTCCACCTTCACCTGCGCCACGGATTGCTCCTACGGCTGTGAAAATGTCTGCAAGTGCAATAGCCTGTGGTGCTGTACCTGCAATCTCTTGCCTGTTCATGTCAACCATTTTACTTGTGATTTCTTTATCTACTGCTGTTGCAATAGCGTTACCCATGATACGACCCATGTCGTTAACATCAATACCACCTAAGTCTCTTAACACTGTACGAGCAGCGTGTAGGCTTAAGTTAATTGTTTTCTTTGTATCACTTGGGATAGTTGTGTCAAAGTCAACACCTGGTGCTGCTTCACTTGTGATTGTTGTTGCTGTTACACTGCCCATTAATGGAACTTGTGCTGAGGCACTACCTGCTGGTACTTCAATCTTTGGTACGATTAAACCTGGTAGGTATAATGAATTTTCGTGGGCTGCATATACTGTTGCTGCCTTTACAGGGACCACCATTGCGTCTAAGTTTAGACCTGATCCGTATGCTGCGTTTGCCATGTGATATTCTCCTTTTGGCTAAGTTATAGTTGGCCAAGCCTTTTTGCTTCGCCGTAAATTTTTCTGTGATCTGGATTATTCATATCCAAATCTGCCAAACTAAGTTTTGCACTTTTTTGTGGTGCTAAGTTACTTTGACTTCCTACGCCGCCTGGAGTTGCAGCCTTAAAATGTGGATTTGCATCAATAAAATCATTTACCAATGAGTCCACTGTGTATGGGTCACCTGAGTCAGTGTATTTAGGTTGTCCGCTACTATCTGTAATTTCTACACTGCCATCTTCGCCTAAACGAATTTGGTTTTTAAGCAAACTTACAACCTGTTCTGCATTAATGGCTCCGCTTTTATTTGCGGCACTTAATAATGCGCCATCAACTTTTACGCTTGTGAGTTCTGTGCGTAGTTGTTCAATGGCTGAGTCCTTTTTAGTAACTGTTTCTTTTAGTACAGTTTCAAACTCGCCTCTTGCTTTTTGAGCCTCCAATTTCTTTGCTTCTTGTTCCGCAGTAAGTTGGCGATAATGATCAACATCAACACCTTTATACTTGTTTTCAAGAGCCCGTCTTTGCTTTGCTAGACGATCTTCAATAACTTTGTCCAATTGTTCTTGTGAGAACATTTTACTCTGTTCTTGATTTACCTGATTTTCAACTTCTGTTGCGGCTTCAGTTGCCTCTTCCACATTAACTGTGTCGTTCATAGATATTACTCCCTGTGCATTTATTTATGCTTTGTAAAAACATCACAACTGGTATACTTTGACCCTTTGCGATAACCTTCTTTGTACAGTGTCTCCACTATAATTGGATTGGTGTCAAATTCAAAACACAGTGTTGGCACTTTCATTAATTCTAATGGCTTGTTCCAAAACAAGTGTTCTATTTCTTTAAGACCAAATCTTACACTGTCATAAGCAGTGTAATCTATATTAGTAAGATCATTTGTGTGTCTTACTGAAACTTTATCTCCGTAACCCCAGTCTTTAAGATTACGCTTTACTATTTGAGCTTGAAAGTATTCAAACTCTATTACATCAACTAGACTGTGCCTAGCACAAAATTCTCTAGCACTGACGCCATAACTGCTACAAATATCAAGTGCCCTATAACCTTTCATTTTGTTATACAGTCTTGGTGCTCTTAAATGATTACTGCCAAAATGCCACAATATACGACTTGGTATAAGTCCTTTTGTACTCATCTTACCATCTAGTACCCACCATAATTCATCTGGATAAGGCGAACTTATTCTCTTAGCAACCCAAGTGTCGTATTCTTCGCGATTTTGTAGTTCCTTCCAAAATTCAGTATCTGCTTCACAATAAAGATTATGTTCACCCATCATCGCCTTCTATGTTAAGTAACTGTTCTTTTGCAAAAACAATATCATCATTGCTTATTTCAGGATGTAAGTCTAACATTTGTTGATCAGTTAAACCTTCCATAATCATAGTCTGAATATGTGGTGTTCTTGTCTCTGGTGTAGTTGTTGGATGTGCTATTTCATCTGGTGCATTTATTGACTGTAACAACTCATTAA